AAGAACTTCTTGGAATACATTGACTACTCCAATGCTTCTATCTTAGAGAAGTACAATGAGCGTTGTGAAGATAACGCCATTGAAGGAGAGGTGTTCTAATGAACCACCCTGCAGAGCTATCTGTCTACAGTTTCTTACAGAAAGCTATGGCTGGCGAGACTACTATTACAGAAGAGGTGGCTGATAAAGTCGCCTCTGATGTTAAGGCTGCTATGTTAAAGCAGTTTGCTGGTGGGCCTCGTGATGAGTTTAGGTTGCGTATGTCTAACATAGGTAAGCCTAAGTGTCAGTTATGGTTTGAGAAGAATGACCCAGCAGACAAAGCACCCATGCCACCACACTTCCTTATGAACATGATCCTTGGAGATATTGTCGAGGCGGTGTTTAAGGGGTTGCTTACGTCTGCTGGTGTAGACTTCAAAGATAACGCTAAGGTAACACTTGAACTAAAAGATGGACGTACTATCTCTGGTGAGTATGACATGGAACTAGACGGTAAGATTGATGATGTTAAGTCAGCATCACCTTGGTCTTACAAGAACAAGTTTGAGTCACTAGAGAAACTACAGAAGGGTGACAGCTTTGGCTACATCCCACAGCTTGTAGGTTATGCAGAAGCGGCTGGTAAAGGTGTTGGTGGCTGGTGGGCTATCAATAAGGCTAACGGTGAGTTCAAGTATGTAGATGCTTCTACTGTTGATAAGGATAAGGTACTAGAAGAGATTCAACAATTAGTGGACTACATTGATAATGATGAGCCATTTAAGCGTTGCTTTGACCCAGTTCCAGAAACTTACTACAAGAAACCTAGTGGCAACATGGTACTATCGAAAGAGTGTGGCTTCTGTAGCTTCAAACATAAATGTTACCCTGATATGAAAGTGTTACCCTCAAAGGTATCTAAATCAGATAATCCCCCAATGGTAGAATACACCTACCTAAAAGAGTACTGAAAGGAAATATAATGGCTACTCTAACTATCGACGAAACTCAATACGACATTGATGAGTCTAACGAAGATCAGGTACGTGCTTACAATGAGCTTGTAGCTAATCAGAACATCCAGCAACAACTGGACTATCAACTTGCGGTACTAAAGGATCGCTCTGGTGCCTTGGTAAACATCTTAAAGGGTATGCTGGTAACAGAAGAAGCTGGTGATGGCGAAGACAAATAATCGTCGCCACAATAAACGTACCTACCGCAGTGGCCTTGAAGTTGAGGCTGCTGCGTTTTTGTCTGAGCATCAGAAAGAAGTAAGGTACGAGAAGCTAAAGATAGAATGGGAAGATCTAAAATACCGCACATATACACCAGACTTTGAGTTGGACAACGGTATTATTATAGAAACCAAGGGTATCTTTAGTGCAGCAGACAGGAGAAAACATCTTGAAGTACAGAGACAACATCCTAAGTTAGATATACGATTTGTCTTTAGTAACGCAAGATCGAAGCTCTACAAGGGTGCCAAGTCTAGGTATTCTGATTGGTGTGATAAGTACGGTTTCAAATGGTCACACAGGCTAATACCAAAGGAGTGGTTGACAGAACGTGGTAAATGTTCTAAGACTGATAGGATAACTGTAAAGAAAAGGAAAGCCTAATGGCTCGCTATGAAGTGAAAGAGGATGAGGTGGCTCTGATTGCAAAGCCTCTCTTTGAAGAGGACGGAAAGTGGAAAGGTGAAGTGGCTACAGGTATATATGTTTCACCTGATCTAGAACCAAGCATACAGGCACATATGATACATATAGTTACACTTATGTCAGCATTCTTAGATTGGGTGGAAGAGTACCCAGACATTCTAGATGAAGTAGAAGACCACAGGAATATGTTAATGGAAGAGAATATGGAAGATGAAGAGAAGCCTGAGATTATTAGAGATGGTAATGTCTTGACTCTAACTCAGTGGACTAAAACAAAGGGTAATGCATGACAGATCCAGTGAACAAGCCAGTACACTACAACCAGGCTGGGATAGAATGTATTGAGGCTATAGAGGCTATGACAGAGAATATGTCTGGAGCAATAGCACCACAAGCAGCTAACGTGCTTAAGTATATGTGGCGCTGTGAATACAAGAATGGTCTAGAAGATATTGATAAAGCTATTTGGTATCTAAACAGAATGCGTAAACGTTGGATGGAGACACACAAATGAGAAAGTTCAGTGTTACATTTTTACTTAAGTTAGATGAGGACAACAACATATTATCCTCAGTAGAAGATGCACATGAGGAAGATGTGTTTGATTATATCAAGGACTTGTTCTACGATTCAGAAGCGATTAAAATAGAGAACCTAAACATAAAGGAACGGCAATGATTAACGAAACAGATTTAGAGGCATTTGGATACTTTGATATGTTCCAGAACAGTCCTGACTACGGGGATGATCCACTACGCTTCTACAGTCAATTTGTAGAGGATAAGGTCTTCACCAAGGGCAGAGAGCGCCTTGTAGAGAATACACTGGGGCTTGTAGGTGAGTCTGGTGAGGTAGCAGAGAAGATAAAGAAGCTGTTTCGTGACAAGGGTAAGTTTAGTGATGAGGATGTATTGAAAGAGTTGGGGGATGTACTATTCTATGTCGTAGCTCTATCAAACATCTTTGGTGGTAACCTAAAGAAGACTATGGAAATGAATATGACCAAGCTGAATGACAGAGAGCAGCGTGGTAAACTAAAGGGATCAGGAGACAACCGATGAATAACTACCTACCAACAGACTACCAGAGCTTCATTGCTCTATCACGATACGCCAAGTACTATGACGGTAAGGGGCGTGAGACTTGGGGCGATACAGTACAGCGCTACATGGATAACGTAGTACACCCCAAGGCTGGCAAGGACAGCTACGTTAAAGCTATAGGTGAAGCTATTATGAACCTAGAGGTTATGCCCTCTATGAGAGCTATGATGACTGCAGGACCAGCACTTGACAGAGACAACACTGCCGGGTATAACTGTAGCTATCTACCCGTAGATGATCCTAAAAGCTTCGATGAGGCTATGTACATCCTCTTGTGTGGCACTGGTGTCGGTTTCAGTGTCGAGCGGCAGTACGTTAGTAAACTCCCTGAAATACCTCAACTCTTCGACAGTGAGACTACAATCGTTGTCAAAGACAGTAAGGAAGGTTGGGCTAAAGCTTTCAGACAATTACTGGCACTCCTCTGGGCTGGTGAGATCCCTCAGTGGGATATTGGATTAGTACGCCCTGCAGGTGCTAGGCTTAAGACGTTTGGTGGTAGAGCTAGTGGCCCAGCGCCTCTAGTTGAACTGTTTAACTTTGCTATCACAACCTTCAAGAATGCACAAGGACGTAAGCTGTCTAGCGTAGAGTGTCACGATCTTATGTGCTTTATTGGTCAGATTGTTGTAGTTGGTGGTGTTCGCCGTAGTGCTATGATTAGCTTGTCTAACCTGAGTGATGATCGTATGCGTCACGCTAAGTCAGGTCAGTGGTGGGAGACTTCCTCATGGAGAGCCTTAGCTAATAACTCTGTGTGCTACACTGAGAAGCCAGACATGGAAACGTTTATGCGTGAGTGGACAGCACTGGTTGAGTCTAAGTCTGGTGAGCGTGGTATCTTCAATCGTGAAGCCTCTAAGAAGCAAGCAGAGAAGTATGATCGGAGAGATCCTAACTACGACTTTGGTACTAACCCCTGCAGTGAAATCATTTTACGCCCCTATCAGTTCTGTAACTTAACGGAGTGTGTTGTACGTGCTACAGATACTATTGATGATCTTGAAAGAAAGGTTCGCTTGGCTACGATTCTGGGAACCATTCAGTCCTCATACACAAAGTTTCCATACTTGCGCAAGGTGTGGGCGAACAACACAGAAGAAGAGCGGTTGCTTGGTGTGTCACTTACGGGAATAATGGACAACCCTCTTATGACATCAGCAAATGCTGGACTGGAGAAGACCCTTGAACACCTTAGAAATGTGGCTGTTACTACTAATGCTGAATGGGCTGACCGCCTTGGTATACCTCATAGCACTGCAATTAGCTGCGTCAAACCGTCAGGGACAGTCTCCCAGTTGGTGGATTCAGCCTCTGGGATTCATGCTCGCCATAGTCCCTATTATATCCGTACTGTGCGTGGTGATAATAAAGACCCCCTGACACAGTTTATGAAGGACAAGGGTGTACCTAACGAGCCATGTGTGATGAAGGGTGACACTACTACAGTGTTTAGCTTCCCTGTCAAGTCACCAGAGGGTGCTGTTACACGTAATGATATGACTGCCATTGAGCAACTAGAGACTTGGCTAACGTATCAGCGTCATTGGTGTGAGCATAAGCCTAGCGTAACTATCTCAGTACGTGACTCTGAGTGGATGGAAGTGGGTGCGTTTGTGTATAAACACTTTGATGAAATGTCAGGTGTGTCTTTCTTGCCACACTCAGATCACACTTATCAGCAAGCTCCTTACCAAGACTGTTCAAAGGAAGAGCATGATGAGTTACTATCCACAATGCCTAAGAACATTAACTGGTCAGAGCTAAGTCAGTATGAAGATGAAGACAATACTGCAGGTAGTCAGACTATGGCATGTAGTGGTGACACTTGTGAGATAGTTGATCTGACATGAGTGGCGTATACATATTAGTGGGGCGGGTTGACTGCCCTCACTGCTCCAACGCTATGGGGTTATTGAGAGACAATCGTATTGAAGTTCAGTACTACTCTCTCAATGATTCTAAATGGGTACTTGACTTATTTAAAAAGTCTGGTATAAAGACGGTTCCACAAATTTGGGATCGGGAGGGTAATCACATAGGTGGTTACTCAGAACTCAAAACTCTCTTGAAAGGAGAATAAGATGACAGGATTTGAATTTATGGTAGTAGCAGGCATTGGTATGGCAGCGGTAGGTGAAGTTGTAAGTCTTACTGCAGAGTATGGTCCAGCTATCATTGACCAAGTAAAAGGTTGGTTCTAATGTACGTCTTAGTACTCATAATGATGTTTGAAGGTAGGATTAAAGTTCAGTCCTTCGATGGTTTATTCATGGACGTTAAGTCCTGCAATGAACTAGCTACCGAAATGGAAGAACGTCTTATGAGCACTAGACCCACACCTGAATCATCAGCTAACACATATTGTTTCCAAGTACCAGAAAGTGCGTAATGATCGACATAGAAGAAGAAGCCAAAAGGCACACAAAGATCAGACAAGAGCAATTCTATGATCAACTAGTAACCTTGTTAGTACCAGCTAAGAAGCACATACAAGATAACTTATATGAGTCTAGACCTAAAGACAGGGCATTAGAAAGGCTTGATGATGCTGCTACTATAGCTAGGTTTGCTGCAGAACTGTTTAAACTAAAGTAAAAGGGGGCCGCAAAGCCCCCTCTTTTTATTTACCGTACATTTCGTCGTAAGCTTCTATGTAGTCCATATAGTGGATTAACTCTGTGACAGACATATCCCTTACACTAGTCTCATAACCCTTAGACTTCATATGTCTCTTCGCAGCTTGTCTAGTTTCTTTAGACCTACCTTTACCCACAGCGCTTCTACGCATTCTTAGTACATAGCTTGAACCAGATGAAGCTTCCATTATCTCTTTAACTTCCTTACGTACCTTTCTTAGGGATGTCTTAAGCATACTACGCTGCCTATCCAAGTCAGCATTTATGAAGGTATCATCCTTAAGTAAGATCCTAGACTCTTTCTCCAGTAGAGGGGC